GTGCCGTCGCACTTAGCGCCGTATTTCGTCACATAGAAAAGATTCTGCGTGACAAGGCCAAAATCAGCTTTGGTTTCGAAGCCCTGCGAAGTGAGGAATTCGTTGACCCAGGCCGTAGTCGCCGCGTGATCATCGTTCTGTGCCAGCGGCATCGTAAGCTGGCACAGCGACGAATAGGTGGCGCCACCTGGCGGGGTGACAGCGCCGCATGTGCCTGCCTGCGCGCGCGCCACGCCATGCAGGCTGCAGAGCGCAATAGCTGCCAGAAGGTATTTTGCGATTTTCATGGGATTTTCTGCGGAACGCCCTGGTTTAGGTAAAATTGGCCCGAGCCGAGGCCGGCCGGGGATGTAGGCAGCCCGGCAAAAACAGCCTGCACAAAGCCCGTGAGCACGATCGGGGAACCGCTTTCCGTGGTGAGCGTGGCATTGCCGGACTGATCTATTTCGAAAGCGCCCGTCAGGCTGTCGCCCGGCGGCCCCTGGGGCCCTTCGATGACGATCAGATCCGTGGCATAGGTATTGTTCGGCGAGAGCGGCCAGATGCGCTGCCAGACGTTTTCTTCCCAGACGATGCCACCGACAGTGGTGAACCCAATCGTGAAAATATAATCGGCGACAGGATTTGTGAGTACCCCGCCGGTCATCTGCCAGGTCAGCGCGGTGCCCGTCGCCTGCACCGGGCCAATGGTGAGTGGGCTGGCGGGCGCCGGATTTGTGGGGTTGACGGGGGAGAAACTGATCGTGACGCTCGATGCGATGATCGAATCGTTGCCGGCATCGGCGAGGAACTGCGAGGCATCGAAGGTGAGGGGCACCGAGGAATTCAGGCCACGGTCGTTCCACCGCAGCGTCATGCCGTTCGAGCCGCCGGACTGCAGATAGACCGTGAAGCCCGAGGGCGTGGGAAGCGGCATTCGGTCAGCGCCCGATCGCTATATAGGTCGATCCGTTCGAACCGCCGACGGGGGCGCTGTTGGAATAATAAAAGCCGCTTGTCGTGCAGCCATCGGCGCCGACCGAGCCGTTCTGCGGCGGGTATGATGCCTCGAAGCTCACCACCACGGCGATGCACGAATTCGCGAAACTCTGCGAAAACGCTACAAAATAGCGTGCCGGCGCGGTGCCGCTGGAGACCGCCATGAAGTTGCCGGACTGAATTGTGAAACCGCCCGGAAACTGTTGACCATTGGTGATGACCGTGCCGTTGGCATATGTTTCCGCGGCCGATTGGGCCGCGGCGGCCTGGTTTGTCGCCCATATCTCGGCGGCGGACTGGGCGGCGGCGATCTGCGTGGTGGTTCCCACCTGAGACCAAGCAGACCAGCCAGCATTGTTGACATTCGTCCGAAACCACTGCGGCCCCGGCTGGGTGGCAGAGATATCATACGCCTCCTGCCTGATCGCATTGCCGGTCGCGGGCGTTGCCGAACCGGTGTCCGACGCGGTGAACAAAAGCCCATAGTCGCCGAAAAACGGCGTGTTCCCAGCGGAAGATGACAGTGTCGACCAGCCCAAAGACGGCGTGTTGGCGTTTGCCGTGGCGGGCATCGGGGCACCAGAGTAAACGCCGCCAAACCCTGTCTGCAGAATAGTCGCGAGCTGATTTCGCGACGTCATGCTCAGTGTGAGGCCGAGCCCCTCGATGGCCGCGTCGATCTCGCCGCCGACCTTGTTCACCCAATAGGCCGGCACCTGCGTGCCAGGGACGCTGGTTCCGTTGCCTTGCGTGAACCAGTTGTCGTTCGATGTCGGCAGGGAGACGGAATCCGGCGTGGAGACCGCATCGGTGCCGTAGATCATCGCGGCGGGGCCAGTAGCGTTGGCAAAATTGCAAACGACAAGGCTTGCCGCCAGCATCGCGGCGGCGAGACGAATTCTCATGTCATCGGCCTATGTGTAGTTGAAAATCAGTATCGAATGCGCCGGCTTTATCTGGTTCATCACGCATTCGAGCTGCGTGTTGTTGCCGAGCGTCTCAAGCAGATCGCCGGCGCGGTTTTCACCGACGCGAAACACGCTCGGCGGCGACAGCGCGGAAGCGTTGATCGTCCAGGTAAAGCTACCCACGGCACCGCGGGTGATGGTGATGGTCCAGCCCAACGCCGCGGCGATCGCACGGTAATACGCATCTCTCTGGCCGCCCACTTGAGCGATCTTAGCCTGCAGCGTGTTGCGGCGCTGCTGCAACGTGGATCCGAGCGGCGTGCAGCAATCGGGCAAGCCGTAATCCTGCTCCCAGAACGGCAGCAGCACGTTCGTGGTGGCGGGATACAGCTCCTGCTCGGAAAGCTGCGCCGCATCGGCGTGCAGATCGGCAAAAGCCTGCCCGGCGCCGACCATGAGATCCGCGGCATTCACGCCGGCGAGCGCGGCACCCGGCGGCAATTTCGCCTGCAGGGCGCCGGCGAATTGCTGCGCAGTCAGATAGGCGAAGGGGTTGCCGAACTGAAACGGCGACAGACCGGCCGACCACATCTAGGCCACGCCGGCAAGCGTGCCGAATTGCGCCAAATGGAAGGCGGCCGAGACAATGTCCGCACTCGGCGATGTCAAATCGAAACCGCCGACACCTTCGGATTGGGTGATGGCGTCCGAAATCGATTCGAGCAGAAGCGTGCCACCGGTGCTGCCGGCCTGAATGCCGTCGCCGTACGGCGCGGTTCCAGGTGTCGTGGAGGTGAAGAGCGAGTCCAGGCTGGATTCGATGTTCGCGGCCGCCTGCGCCGCTGTGTAGCCCTGTGCCGCCACGAAATTGGTGAGCGTCACGTTGATGCTGTCCAGAGTGAGGGTGGCGAATTCGCTGCTGACCGCATCCACCGGGTAGTTATCGAGCACGTTCGCCGTCGCCGCCGCGATCTGCGGGCCGTTCGGCAGGATCGAGCCAGGCGCCTGCGTATCGATCACGAAGGCCCAGTCCACCGTGCCGGCGCCGCGATTGAGCGGCCACACCCAGACGCGCGTGGCGCCCACGCCGGCGCCCTTGACCCAGGTGACGTAGTCGCGTGAGGCGCCGCCCTGCGGCGGCAGCTGCATGCGCGTGAGAACGGCCTGACGATAGGAGTCGTCGCTCTGCAGATCGGTGCCGCCCTGCAGGCCGCCGCCGGCGACGATGGCTTGCGCATTGATGCCGGCAATGCCGATCGAGAGCGTGAGCGTGGCGCCGGCCGACTGGTTCGACGCGCTGCCCGGCGTGAGCGCCGTGAGCGTGCCGATCGCCGAGCCGCTCGCAATGGTCGGGCTGTTCGAGACGGCATAGAGCTGCGTGCCATCCAGGGATTGCAGCACCGATTGCGCGGGCACGCTCCGCCCGTTGGACCCGGAGAACGTGACGGTGCCGGTCGCCGGCTCTGGCTGTTCGCGAAAGACGCCCAGCGGGTTGCCGCGCAGGTCAAGATAGATGCCGGAGGCTGTCGAGACGAAAAACTGCGTGGCGATGAAATCGAGATAGGCATATTCGGCCATCAATTCCTGCGCCAGGACCGTGGCGACGATGCCGCTGACGGAGCGGCGCAAATTCGGATCGGTGCCCGGCAAATTCGCCTGAATCTGCTGCGTGACACGCTGAATCAAATTCGGCAGAGTCGGCCGCGGATAGACCGGCGTACTCATGCGCTACCCAGTACGGGCATCGATGTGATCGTGCCCAAAGTACGGTTCCAGAGCAGCGTAAACGGGCTGCTCTGCACCGCGCCGGCGGAGATGAACTGCGCGATCTCGATTGTCAGGGCCAGGCTTTCGGCGTTCACCCAAGCCGTGGTGACGTTCACCGATTGCGCGACGCCGTCGGCGATCATCCAGGCGAGCGCCTGGCTGGCGGCCTCGGCAATCAGATTGGCGTTCTGCTGCGTGGCCGTGCAGCGCGCGAAAAGCCAAAGCTTCGAGCCCAGATAATCGGGCGATCCGTCCGCCAGAGGCGGCAGGAAAGCATCGCCGCACCAGCCGCGCCGATTGCCGGTGCCGTCGGGGATTATGTCGTCAGGGTCGGCCAGGCGGTCGCATTGCAGCGAGAGCAGCACAGCCGTCATCAGCGTGCCATCCAGCGCCAGATCGCCATTGACGATGGACAGATCGGAAAAACTGCCATCGGCGCTCAGCGAAAGCCCGATATCCATCACGAACCGCCGGTAAGGCAGGAATCGGGCATGGGCACGGCGGGCGCCCCGGTGACCGAGCCTTCCACGGGGTGCGTGTGCGCGTTGTATAGCGCCTGGAATTGCTCGGTGATCATGCGTTTCAACGCGGCTTCGCTCAGGCCCCATTGGAACAGGGGCGAGACGACACGCGTGCCGGTGAGGCGCACAAGCACCAGCTGGCCGGCCCGCGAGATCCCGCATTCGCCAGGCTGGAGATTGGCCACCGAATCGGCGGTATTGTCGCCCCCGATCGCCACTTTATGGCTGCCAGATGCGAGAACGCCGATCTCCAGGCAATCCGACCCCTGCACAGGGCTCGCGACCCAGCCGAAAGGCTGCAGCAGCTCGACGAGATCATGGGTGTTCTCATCGAGGCCTTCGATCTGCAGCAGCGTGCGCCCGCTCACCTTCGATAGCTGCACGATCGCGCGCGCGACCACGTTCTGCAAGGCGGGATGGCTCATTGCCCGGCTCCCGACCAGTTTGGCGCGGTTTTGCCTTTCTTGCCCTTATTGACATGCAGTTTCACCTGGCCGGGATCCGGGGTGAAACCTTCCACCGGCCCCACGCGCAACCTTGTGCGCTTGCCGATGACCGGTGAAATCATGAAAGTTGTTTCCGCAATCAGCAGGTCCTGATCGACCTGCAGGAAGGGCGCCGTGACCGGCACCAGCGTATTCGTCTGCCACAAAGTGCCGTCGGGCTGTCGCCAGCCGGCGACGGTGATTTCCGCCATGGCCGCCCTGCCCCGGGCATAATTGCGTTCCCAATTCGCGCGGCGCTGCATGCCGGCGGCGTCGAGCTGGGCTTCCGCAATGGAGATTTTCGGGCGGTAGCGCGGCACGCCGGTATCGCTTGCCGTGGCGCGCATGGCGGTTTGCACCGGCGCCGGCGACGCACCGGCGTCACCCGAGCTCGATACGGTGCTGCCGAGCGCCTTCTGGCCCTTGACTATGTAAATCGAAAACTGGTGTTCGACATCCAGCTTGCCGCGCGCGGCAAGTATGTTCTGCCCCTGAACGAGATTGCCGGATGCGCGCGCAGAACCGGCCGAAGCCAGAACCAGGTTGCCCATTGCGTTGTCAGTAAGCAGAACGCCAGCAAGGCGAGCCAGGCGCTCCAGAAAAGTAAATGCGGTCTCGCCTCGCTGCAAAGTGGCATCAGGAAAAACCTGTGTGGCATCGGTAAGTATCTCCACGTTGATGGTGAAAGGCTGGCAAATGGCACGCGCGATCTGTTCGAGCGTGTAACCCTTGTACTGGCCGCCCGGGATATCCGGCGTGCATTCGACCAGGTCGCAGGTTTTGCTGAACCCGCGAATGCTGACGACGTGGCGATGGCCGTCGAAATCCGGCTCATAGGCGCTGACATAGCCGGTGAGAATCGTATCGTTGCCGATTTTCACCACGCAGGGCGAGAAAGGCGTGATCTGCCAGATCTGACCATTCGTCGCCCAGCGATCGGTGACGGTGATGGTAAAAACGCTTTTCAGCCGATCGAGCGCACGGCTGACCGTCATTTCCGTCCAGCCGCTGAAGATCATGCCGTCGACCAGCAGGGTGATCGGGTCGTCGGTCATCGGCCGTCGGTCATTACAGGCGAACGGCGTTCGCGTATCTTCATGGCGAGGCCGGCAGATAGACGCCCTGCACGGGCATGAAGCTTGGATGCACCGCGCCGTTCAGCGTTGCCAGGTCCAGCCATTGCGCACCGTCCTGCAGCAGCATTTGGGCCAGAACCGGTGCCGGGAGCGTGGTTTTGGTGGTGTAGGCGGTGAGCGTGGGCAAGGACTGGGCCCGCTGCACCAGATCGGCCGTGGACAGCCCGATGAGTCCCAGAAAACCCTGATACAGCGCATCGTTATCGGCCGCGGCGGCCGCCAAAATCTGCGCCTCTATCAGATCGAGCAGCTGTGCCTTGGCGGCGGCCGCCGCGTTGGATGACGGCCAGTCCGTCGCCGCGAAGATCTGCGCGATGGCGATCACCGCGCAGCCCTGCACCAGGCCGGTCATTTGCTGCTGCAAAGCGAGCTGCAGCGGCACCTGTAGCCCGCTCGGCGCCGGCAGCGCGCTGCCCCAGCTGGCGAAGGGCAGCAGCCCCTGGGTGGGATCGACGGGCACCGGCGTGAAGGTGGCGGTGACGCCGGTGACCGGGTCGCCGGCGATGGTTTGCGGCTGGGTGGCGATGGCCGTGGCGGCGGCTGAAAACGCGTCCGACACGGCGATCGCCACCGGGTCGCCGGTAAGGCCGGTGATGGATGACGTAACCTGTGGCGCCCCGTTGGCCAGGCTCAAGCCGATATTGGCGATGGTGCCGGCGATCTGGCCGAGCACGCTCGCCGGCAGGCCGCTGAAGCCCGATATCACGCTGCCCAGATACCCAGCCGCAAAGCCGAGCAGCACGCCCGGGCGCAGCGCCACCAGCTCGGCGATAGCGAAGGTATTGACCGCGATGGAGAGCAGCGATTGCAGCCCGGCGATCGCGGAGGCGGCGGTGTTCTGCGACAAGGTCGGGCTCGGCGTAAGGCCGGATTCGATGAAATCGATGTCGAATTCGGCCATGCCGCCGAGCCGGATGGATTCCCGCATCGAGACCAGGCGGCAATTGACCGAGACGGTTCCCAGATAGGGATGCACCAGCGTGCCGGGCCCGTATTGCCGGCAGGCCTTGCGCAAGGCATCTCGCGCGGCGGTGTATTCCTGGGTGACCGGATCGGCCAGGATGAAGGCGCGAATGCGAAACCCATCCGCCGAGCGCCCCAGATCCTCGGTGCTGGGTGTGTCGCGCTGCGGATATTGTCGCAGATCGACCCGCCTGCCGCCGGTTTCCTGATGTTCCTCGATCTGGAAGCTGACGCCACGGAAACTGGCCGGCAGCAGCCTGTCGCGCCAGCTCATGGGTACAGATCCATCCAGGCATTGCCGAGATTGGTGCGCACGTCGCCGACATTGCCGGAAGACGTGGTTTCCACGGTTGCACCTGGCGGCATGTTCGGCAGGTGCACGACCACATCTACCTTTCCGTTCGGTAAATTGCCGAAGCCGGGCGACAAGTCGAATGGCTGGTTTGCGAGCCTAAGCCTCTCATCAGATGGTGACCGTGCGTCCATTGGGCTCGATATTCCGCCATAGCCGGGATGCTCTGACCAAACTGGACGCGGCAAATAATCCGTCGCCTTATCGACGGTTTGACGCACATCGCTCATCCAGTGGCTGTCGTCCCTTGGCATTTGCCGGACATTGCGACCCGTTGGACCTTCATAAGTGCCATAGTCATGCTGCCCGCCCGCTTCCAGCCCTCGGCCGGCGTTCCGGAAGTTGGCAACACGTTGACGCTGCTCAAGTTCGCCTGGAACTGTATAGTTGAGGGCTGCATCGTGCATCAGCGGCGCCACCTCCGACGCCACAATGACCCCGGTGCCTATGATCGGGATCGCTTTTGCCAGGCCAACAACGGCCATAGCGGCGCGACTGGCTCCAGCAACCTCTCCCTCAACCGCCGCAGCGCCGCCCGCGACACTTGCCTCCCGTCCTACACGAAGGGCCGCTATTTCCTCGGCACCTGCCGCCTCTGCAGCCGTTCCTACCTTGCCCCAAGCGCCCACCAGCTCTGTTGTGAGCTTCGCGGCAAGGTTGCCGACCGCAAGGGCGAATTCCGCCGTTTCCTTGATAGGACCGGCCAAGAACATAACGCCCTTAAGCGCCATCGCACCAACAAGCACTTCGATGGCGACTCGCGACCCACCAATATCGTCTATAAATTCATGCGCGTAATGCCCAGCTGTCTTTATGTCCCCACCAATTTTGTCCCAAGGAACTTGTTTCAGCCAGACAGAGAATTCCCTTACGCCGTCGGCAATCTCGCCGGTAATCCATTCGCGATTTGCGAGAATGAAATCTGTCGCCTGCTCGGTGAGCGGGCCCAGGATCGGCGCCAGCTTGCCACCAAGAAGGTCGGTAAAGCCGCCGACCGCCAGATTCAGCTTTTTTTGGTCCTCATTGTATTTTTCCAGCCCTTCGGCATAGGGCGCGAAATTGATATTGAGCCGGCCGGCGTCTTTCTGCAGCTCGCGCAGCTTTTCGCCGCCTTGCACCAGCATCGGAATCATATCCGTGCCGCTGCGGCCGAACAGCGCGAAGGCCATCCGTGCACGCATCGTGGCGGAAGACGTGTGTTCGAACGCATCGGCGAGAGCAGGCAGGGCGTCGGCACCGTCCCTGAAGCCGCGCGGATTCAGATGGAGATGCGCGAACAGCGCCGCGACATCCTTGTTCTTGCCGGCCACGGTGTCGCCAAGCGTACGGTTCAACCGGCTGACCGATTTTTCCATCATATCGACATCGGTATCAGTCAGCTTTGCCACCGCGCGCAGATTATTCAGCGCATTCGCCGACATGCCGAGCGAGACGGCTTCATGCGCCAGGGTGGCGTAGGCTTCCGAGACATGCTCGACCGTCTCGAACAGGGCGGCAACGGAGCCGGCGGCGCCCAGGGCGGCCACTGCCGGCAGCAGCTCCGTGATGGAATGGCCGACCTCGCCCACGGCCAGGTGCATGCCGTGGAATTTTTCCTTGGTGACGTCGACATGCTCTCCGAGGGCGAACCACATGTGCGGGTGATGGATGCCCTCGGTCTGATGGCCGACATGTTCGGCTTCCTTGCCGAGTTCCTTCAGATGCTCCTTTATGCTATCGACGACTTTCGAGGTATCGTCGGTTGCCTTGATCTGGGCGTTAAAAACCTCTTGCGAATCCGCCATCGGTCTTAACCCTCAGCCTCATTCTTGGAAATATGATGCGCCCGCGCTTTCAGCTCCAGCGCTTCATCGATCGTCAGGTCGAAGGCAAACCCTGTGTCGCCGAGCCATCTTCCGAGATAGATGAAGATGTCGAGGGTTTTTCTTGGATCCGGAAGCGGAAAAAAAATTTGATCGCTTCCGTTGCCTGGGAATAGTCCAGCGCCTCAAGTTCGTCGATCGTCGACTCGGGCACACGGCAGGTCCGCGCGAGCAGGAGGCGCATCGCCTTCACGTCGATCGACAGGATCGACCCCCGCGTCGCCGGATTGATTTCCGACGTCCAGGGATAGCCGCACTGCAGGATGTCCTTGCCTTTCGGCGGGTGAATCTGCAGCTCGGTGATCTGTTTGCCCCAGGCCTCGATCGGTGCGGTCAGCGGGATCGTGATCGCCGTGTGCAGCATCAGGTCAGTTCCTGCGCCGAGAGGCAGGAGAATTTGATCGAGACCTGCGCTTCTTTCACATCCTCCTGCGGATC